AAGCACCGTATTTATTTACAAAAGTTATTTTATAAGGTGTGTATTTAGATTCGCATATAGTTTTAACTGATATGGTTCTTAAAAGAGTTGTGTCGTTTGTATCGTAAACTTGTATTGTTGAACTATCAGCTGGTATTGTAACGTATTGTATCTTTTGGTTAGAGTTTCCGTTATCGCTTATCTCGGTATCTACGGAATCAATAGTTACCTTTCCAACGCCCTCAGCAAATATAGGCAACTTACCTGTTGTGTTTTCGGGTAAATAAATTGTATTAGAACTCATTAAAGCGTTCCTAGTTAGTTCAGGGTTTATTTCATCTTCAAAATATCCATACCCCTCAGTTGCTAAAAATGTTTCTATACTAGGTGAACCATAAGTAAATACGGTATCAGATTCATCATATAAAGTTGTTACCGCTGTTACCCAAACACATTGAGAAACATAATCGTTATTGAACGTTTGACTTAAATAGTCTCTAATCAATTCAGATATTTCAAAAAGTATTTTAGTATTTTCACCTACTATATTTTTTTGAAGTTGATATTTAAGGTCATTAGCGGTATAACTACCCTCAACACCTGTATAAATATATAACTGTAAGTTTGCTGTCTTTAATGCCATTATGCTACCTGTATAAATGTTTTGTTTACATAACTATAAAGCCACACTTCGTAAACGACTGTGCCTCTCACTCCAACGTAATAATCGTAATCAGCGTTAGCTTTGTTTTTTAATACACCTATAATATTAAAAGGTGTTTTTCTAATTAATTGAAATGTAAAGTTTCCTGTTGTTGCATTGTATGGTCTTTTATTACCTAAAAATGACCAACAAAGATTGTCTCCTATTAAACCATCAAAGGTTGATGATTGAGCATATATTTGAAACCCTACTAAATGTTGATTATAGCTACTACTCCCATTAAGTGATATAATTTCAGATGGTAAATCAGCTGCAGTATCGGCAATATAATATATTTCGTTTCCACAAGTCGTTTCAATAGCAGGTTGAGTAAGAGTTTTTACACATTGAATATCTAAACCTCCACTGTTAGAATAACCACTCGCAGGAGGTGTTACAAAAAATGTTACGCTTCTTGGAGTTGTTGAATTTACAATAGCAAATTTTGTTGGTGTAAACCTTGATATAGTTCCCTCTTGAGTATTGCCTTGTAGTATTGCTCCAGACAAATAAATACCTTGTCCTGTTAAAGATGCCACCGCACAAGTAAACTCAGGTAGTGTGCTACTTACTTGTGTAAAGTCTTTAGAACACTGTACTGTTGCTCCTACATTTGTATATCCTGTTGGTACTGTAATATCAAAAAATAAAGTATGTTCTATAAAACTTCCTGTATTATTTGCAGGTAAACTTGTAATAGGCGAACCCAAAGCAGTTTCCCTTATAGCTGTTATTGTACCATTTACATTAGGATTTATAATACTACCATCTTGATTTACAATACCACCTGATAAATAAGAGTTATCACAATCATAAGTTACAAGAGACGTAAGAGTTACCTGTATAGATTGTGTAGCGTTACAAGTTGCTATATCATTATCAAAGGCTTCTACAAAAAATGTAATTGTACCTGCTATTTGTTTCGCAGATATTGTTAATGTGTTTCCTGATATACTTGTTTCTATATACGATGGATAACTATTAGTAATATTATATCCTGCTATTGGGTCAGTACCTTGTGTAAAATAAGAACTTAAATCAATAGTTGCAGTATTACCTCCTGTGTTTAAAGATTGATTAGGAATGCTTCCTGTTGCGGTTATTCCACCTGTACAAACAAAAGCAGGCTGTGTTGCGGTTGCACTACAATCTATGTAATCATTTGCAGAGTTAGTAAAGTTTGATGGTATGCTTATTCTAAAAGTTATTGTTCTTGAGGTGTCGGTTAAAACAGTATCAAACTTGCCATCTCCAAAATCAACATCTGTTGAATAATAAGATAGAATGTCTCCATATTCGGGATTGGGTAAAGAAACATTTCCAAATTCATCTACCGCTAAACCCTTTAGGGCAATTAAATTACAAGTTAGTTCAACCTGCGGAGGTGTTGGTTCTTGTATATCTAAATAATACGGACTCCTTACGTTTATCTTTGTACTCATCTTAATCTATCTGCTTTTAATGTATATGCCAAAAAATCCTCTACGTCTAAACCAAACTTCTCTACCAATTCATCGGGTAGTTTCTTAAACGCTTGTTCAAATGGTTTAGTAAAGAATAGACTAGGCTTTATTCCTTTTCTGAATATGCTTCTTGAAATTAAATATCCTATTGTATTGTAGTTTCCTTTTTTATATTTTCCTTGTTCGTCTCTTAGTCTTATGTTTTTACTTTTTGCCCACTTTGCTAAAGGTGCTATTGGGGGCATCTTAGTAGTATATGAATAAGGAGTATTATATTTCTTTTGTGTTCCACTTACCCCTTTGTCTTGAAACAGTCCGTAATCTTCCATTTCAAACTCTACAAGGATAGAATTTTGCATAGCCTTTACATTGCCATTCAAACTCTTATAAAGTGCGTTAGAAGCGTTCTTTTGGCTTTTAGATAGCCTTGACCTTGATTGCTGAATAACAAACTTCTTAAACGTTTCTAAAAGTTCTTGTGTTCTCTCTAGCTGCATATTGTCATATCGTTTTGTACTACTACATCAAATGTAGCTGCCCATCCTGCTAACTTGTTTTCAAACCTATCTACAAAAGGCTCACAGGTAACATCTCCTTGTATTTGATAAAGGTCTGTATATAAGTCTCCCCTTTGTAGTGTGTTTATTACTCTTGTCTGTAAAGCTAGTTGGGTGTTTAATACATCTTGTTCGTTGTCGTTTCCTACAAATATATCAGTTACTTCGTCTTTGCTTATATCTACAATGTCCATAGAAAGAATACTAACGTTAAAAGTAAGCGTCTTAGTTCCTACGGTTGTATTGTTTACTATAATGTGTGATAAAGGAAAGATAGTCTGCTTGTTTAAATCAACATCATCTAATGAACCAAATGTAACTGTATTGACAAATGGCTCTGCTATTAATGTATCTTTTAGTTTATCCGTTAAGTTGTAAAAACCTTTCATTTTCTCCTAATTCGTTTCTTTTCTAATTCTACCTTTTCTTTTTCAAATGCTAAATAAATCAAACATTCGTGAACGTTGAGTTTTGTAACTTCATCAAACTTGGTAACATCTCCCTTAGCAAGTCCATAGACCGACTGATACCATCCCCACTTGCTTCCAAATGTTGCTTCTGTTGAGTAGTCATCTTGTTGCACTCCCCCTGTAAATAGTTCAGGATAGTTTGTACTAACTCGTTGTTTAAATTCCAAAAAAAAACCATAGCAGAAAACACTACGTCTAAAGGCATATATTTTAATGCTTCGTTCATTCCGTTGTATGGTTCTATATTGTATTTGTTTCCTTTCTTAAAAGTTATTGGTCTATATAGTACGCTCATTGCTTTGTGCATATTATCCCAGTTGCCTAAGTTTTCGTCTAGGTCTATATATTCTCCCAAACTCATATCGTCAAGAACAGGGATAAAGCCGTATTCTAAGCCACCCAATTCAAAAGTTGGTATCAAACTATGCTTAGTGTCAAATACCTTGTTTAAATGCATTACAATTTGTTCTACAGACTTGTATTTAATTGTTGCAACATCTTTCAAATCAAGATTACAAAATATCTCTACCATCTTTTGAAGTAAGAATATAGAGTCTTTGTTATCCTCTGTGTTCAGCTTCTCAAATCTTTGATACTGCGCTAAAGTTATTTCGCTAAGTGAATCAGGTACGTTTATTTCAATCTTCATATAATTACAATAAATAAACTAGTAATATGTATAAAAAGGAAAAGGCAGCATCTTTGCCACCTAATTCCCAAACAAACATAGAAAAAAAGTTATTCTTTCAATATAAATCTTTTGTAAGCATATCTATACGCTTCTTCTATTGTATTTTCTAAATGTTCACTATTCTGTGCATACAGCTTTTTTCCCTCTATCGTGTAGCCTTTTACATCTAAGTCTAAATATACATCAGAACCTTTTTGACCACCCCTTTTAGATGGTCGTTGTACTACATATATATTTTCGTACCAACACGCTTGTACCATCTTAAAAATATCCAACAATCGTATTGCTTATTTTGTCTGCCCAAAGTATAAAGTACATAAGGAAGTACAGTAAACCTATTCCAAATAATCCCGACAATAAAGTCAATCCAAGAAACTTTAATGTATTCTTTCTGTTTTCTTTTGCCGTTAACTCTCTTACTAAAATGTATTCTGTTGTATCTTTCATAATTAATAATTATTAGTTTTACCAAAGGTAGGGTACATCTCAGCATCCCTTTCCCTGTCTTGTCTTGTAGCTATTCTAATTTCTTCAGCTATTTTTTCTAAATCTTCTTTGCTATAATTGTGTTTCATTTGTTTTGTTTTAAAAGGGGAGTTGCCTCCCCCTGTTTTTTAAAGTTGTCTTTCGTAAACTCTTAAATCTTTAAATTCACTAATCAACTTCTTTATTTCTTCATACAGTTCGTATCCTGCTGAATTTGTTGATGTAGAAAAGAAAGTCCATCCATCATATCCTTTTTCACAACTTACTTTCTTTTTTCTTCTCCAATCTCCATACATCATTACTTGTATAAAAGATGAGTCTAATCCTTGTTGTTTATCCCAATTAGAGGATAATAAATTAAGTTTTGTTCTTAATTCTTGGTAATCTTGTACTTGTTTCATTTGTATAATTGTTTTTGTTTTACTTTGTAAAGATATAAACATTTTTTTAACTACAAAACTTTTTTTACTTTTTTTTAATATTTTTTTTAATAGATAAAATATTCTCCTTTATTAGGATTCTCTAATTGGTCTGTTAGTACATACCTTGCAGCATCTATACAATCGGGATGCTCTCCTGTTGGTTTTTGTAGTTGGTTACCCTCTTTGTCTTTTGCCCATACATATCCTGCTAGTTCTCTTTTCAAGTTCTTACTTTGTGCAGTTACATATATTTCATTTTGGTTTATTAGGTTTAATCCATATACTATTGAATCTCTGCCTTTGCTTACACCGTAGATAGAATGACCATACGATTGGAGTTCAGCTATTGATTTTGGTTCAGCTGAATCGGCTACAATGTTTTCTTTTATATCTAATTGAGTTAAGTATCTACTTATATCCCTATTCAACATTCCTTTCTTATAAAGAACCTCATTAAATATATAAGCGTTGTTCCATTTGTATAATGCTATCAATGTAGTGGGGTCAACCGAATACCCAAAGTCCATTCCATATCCTAATAGCCTTGCGTCTGTTGGTATTGTATCTATTTCTTTCCAATCAGGAATACATACACCCTCTAAAGAACCTGTTTCGCCTAATCCATATACTCTCCACCAATTCGCCCAGTAAGTGGATGTCTTTGCCTTTTCCCTTGCTTTCTCTATTTCCTTGACTATTGATTCGGGTAAAGCATCGTTGTCTTTGTAAGTAAGCGTAATGTAGTCTGTATCTTCTTTTCCTATCAGTTCTTTGTCAACCCAAAATAAACTAGATGGGTTATAGTCTAACCATATTGTTCCACTTGTTCTAACAGACAGTTGAGTATAAGCATCAAAAGGTACATTGTTACACTCGTTAATATATAGGTCTGTTCGTCTTGCACCTCTTAGTTTATCGGGTTGGTCTGTCGAAAAGAACTCAATATAGCTTCCGTTCGTAAAGGTGTATTTTAAGGTACTTTTATTGAACTGGTTATCCTTATACCTATTAAGACCATTTAAGATGCCTAAGAAGTCCTTTAAAGCACCTCTACGGAGGTGTGGTATGGATTCAGATACTACGCTTATTTCTTTACCCTCATTTTTAATAGCATAGTCAATAAGTAGACAAAGGATAGAAATAGTCTTAGAAGCACTTGTACCCCCTTTAACTATTCTTATCCTGCTCTTTAATTCCTTTAACTTGTTTAACGCAATAGTTCTTTCAACTCGCATTAATCAATAAATAAAGGCAAATCTTCGTTGATGGTAATGTCTTTAGTTTCTCTTGGTTTACCTGCATAGTAATTGTAAAAGAGTTGAACATACTTAAAGTCTGCTGCTTCTAGTCCTTTCATCAATGCTGCAAATGCCAATGGTTCTAATGGAGTTAGTTTCTCTATTAATGCAATCTCTTCTGCTTTAGGTTTTCTACCTGCATTTTTATTACCTCCGTTAAACTTTCTTTTATCCATAATCAAAAAATATCATTATTGATTCTATTATAACAATAACATTTTTAATCATTTGTTAATTGAAACTCAGGGTTCTTAGATACTCCGTGTTCTTTTTGTTCTAATCTACTAAGTAGAAATTTATATTTCCATTCTAGTTTAAAGTATTCTTTCTCGTAGAATGATTCTAAACTTACCGAATGTCTAAATGATTCTTTATTTACCTCTAGTGCTTTATCTATTCTAGCTTCTATTTCGCTATAGTCATATCTTAGCATCCTGTCGTGCTTTAGCCAACTATCAAACTGTTTTGTAAAATGTAATATAGTAGCGTGATTCTTATTCATTATCTTTCCTATCGCACCAAGTGTGTATTTAAACTTTTCTCTTAGAATATAGTAATATACTGCTCTCGCTTCTATATATTGGTTTTGTCTCGATTTAGTTGTTATATCTAACTTATAGTAATCTTCTACTATTGCTTTTACCATTGCTGGTGCATTATCATAATTCGTTTCTTGGTTCATCTTGTGTTTTTTTAATTAGTTCTCTTATTGTCATATATCCTGATTCGTGTATAGCTTTTAATATTCCTGCACACGCTTCATATTCTTCTACGTTCTCGTACAATTCAATAGCTTCTTCAAGTTCTGTTATACTTCTTCCGTTAGCTATATCTGCAAGTGCGAGATAGTAAAATTCGTCTACTATATCTTTATTCAATACTTTTTGTGTTCTATATAAGTTGGCTTATATCTTTTCTTTTCTTTAAATTCCTCTCCGCTATATTTAGAATAAATAATATCTAAACTTGTTTCAGCAATTTTATCAAATATAACTATTTTTTTATCTGATTCATTTAAATCATATTTTAAAATATATTCTCTTTTTTCTTCTCTCGTTTTACATTTTTTATAACTCATACTAACTCTATTTGTTTGTTTAACATTTGTTTTGTTTTATTATGTTTTTCAGGAGAAAATAAATCCACTAATATTGATTCTTGACCCTTATATATTGTGTAAGATTTTTCTATGTAATCACTTTTTACTTTTGTGTAAAATTTAAGATATTTAATTTCAGTAACAATATATCTGTCTTTTTTTTCACTTACTATAAACGTTTTTATAATACGTTCATCGTTTAATTTAACATTACTAAAATTAGATAAAGTGCTTAACGTATTAAGACTTGTATCATCATTTAAAGACTTGTAATCATACATCAAAACTAAATCACATCCATATTTACTGATAATTCCGTCAATATCCATTATAGTTCTTTGTCTATCCGTATTTTTTGATATTAATTCATTAATCTTATTGTTGTAGTAATTTTCCATTTTAAAATAATCTTATTTGATTTTGTGATACATCTTTATAAACTTCTGTTTTAAATTTTATTATACTTATATTGCCTTTGTATTCTTGACCTATATATTTATAAGATTTTGTAATGCTTTCTTTTGATAATTTCATACCAGCTCTTAAATTAAAAACAATCTCTCCATTCTTTTCTCTTTCTAAGAATCTTTGATTTTCTTTTTTTACTTTTTCTATATCATCTTGACTCGATATTAACTTCCAATTATCTTTATTTCTACTCATACCTATAAATAATGACGGATTACTTGTTTTAATATACAAATTCTTGTTGTCTGTTTTATACATTGACCCAAATATATTTAATATTTTCATTCCAATACCAAGACCTTGGAAGTCAGGCAAAACAACAATTCTACTTATTCTATAAGCATCTTTAATAGTTCCTGAAGGCATAGGTAAAATTCCTACAAAACAAACAGGTTTATCATTATAAAGAATTATAAAGTTTTTGCAAGCTTTATTCAAATCTTCAGTTAAATAATGATGTGCTTTGAATAAATTCCAAGTTTCATATCTACATCGAAATATCTGAAGTTCAATTCTTGGTCTTTGCCTTCGATGTGTCGCTATCTCAAGACGACCTTTTTGAGGTGAATAAATCCAATCAGGCTGTAACCATTCCATTATATCAAAATGACAGCTGGCCAAAACTATTTTTTTACTATTTCTTCTTATATACTTTTGTAACGCATTACTCATAGCTTTTGCTACATCTCTATCAACCACACTTGTATATTCATCTATTAAAACAACCTCATCGTTTTTTGCTTTTCCAACTATATAAGCTAAATTTGCTCTATATTGTTCCCCATTAGACAAAACATTAAAAGGTCTTAACCAAGTTGGTACAGAAGAAAGTCCCATTGAAGATAATAGTATTGTAGCCTCATTAGGTTCTAACCAATCAAAATTCGATATTAATGATTTAGTGTTATCAAAATAACTTTCATCTATATTCTTTTTAAAGTAATGTTTTAATATCGTTGTTTTTCCACTACCGCTTCCTCCATAAACTACACCTATATTAAAATTTTTTGGTATACTATCTAAATTTGCTTCAATAATAATCTTTGACTCCTTGTTATCTTGTATATCAAAAGATTCACAAATGTATTTTGTGTATCTATCTTGTGTTATATTGTTCTTTAGTTCTATTTTCATAATATTCCTCTCATTACATATTGGTCTAAGTCGTTTCCATCTTGAAAGAAGTATTTGTAATTGTCTACTGCTTGTATAAATTTCTGTTCACCTCTCGCTATAAAGTCATCACTAACTTCAAATATTCCTATGTCAGTACTTGCTTTGTCTATTACTAAAAAGGTAAACTTCTTTTTGTTAAAAAGTCTTAGATACATATACGCTTGTAAGTCGTAACCATATTTATCAGCTGACCATTTAAAACTTGATAGTTCATTAGCGGTAGTTTTATAGTCTATGATTGTATCGCCCTGTATGATGTCAGCCTTACCCCTAAATGGTAAGCCCTCTAGCATATCTATCTCAGGGATTTCAAATTCACTATTGGTAAGTAGTCTCAACGCTCCCTCGTTTCTTAGAACCGCATCAGTTAATCTTTCAGCACTTTTCTTTTCACTTGTCAAGAACACTTCTCCATACTTTTCTTTTGTATCCTTATACTTATTAGTATTCTTTGTGGAAGCATCTACAAAATGTAGGGTATCTATCTTGTGTGGTTCTAGTAACATCCAATGCGCTAATTTCCCCGCTGATAAAGCAGGACTATTTGAATTAGGGTCTCCATACTTAGTTACGTTTCTGTATGTCTTAGGACTCTTTAAAATCATTTTAAGACTAGAACTACTTAAAGCGTGTTTGCCTAAATGTTCGTAGTAAAATTCATCATCGTACATCTGAGCAATCAATTCTTCTTTACCCCAATGCTCTCCGTTTAGTAGTGTTATCATAATTCAGTAATTTCTTGTTGTTGTTCGTTTCGTCTCATTAGTTCTTGTTCCGCTCGTTTACGGTAGCTGTCAAGTCTTGGTTCGTGTGAATCTAAGATGCGTTCTAGTTCAGAAGTTTCGTAAGATTGCCAAAATAATTCTTCGTACATAATTTCTTTGTTTTTGTAAATATAAACAATTATTTAACATCTTCCTCTTTTGGGAAAACTTTTTCTTCTAATTTTTCTATTTTATTTAAAGCCACAACTAAAGCCTGTTGAGTTAGCTTTATATCGTGTTGCATCTTAATTAACTTAACTTCTTTCATCCCTGTAGATTTGTGAGCATACTGCAAAGCGTTGTTCTTTGTCTTTAAACTCTGTTACCATATTGGAATCAATCATACATCTTTGTATAAATTTCTTTTGTGTTTCTGTTGCTTTTGGTTTAGGTAGTGGCATTATTTCTGTTGTTTTAGTTTCTCTATATATAATATTCCATCCATCATTTCTTCTTGGAGATGATTTAAAAACTGATAAAACCCATCAGGACTATCGTATAAAGTAGTTCCATATTTGTCGATGCCTACCTTACTTCTTAGTTCCATTATACTAATAACCCTTTGGACTATTGGGTCTTTCTTAATTTGATTGTTCTTGTAAGTAGAATCCATTGTCCATCTGTCGTCGTTCTGCATCTCTACCCACTTTCTTAGTGAATCACTCATAGTTCTAGTTTATATTTGTCTAATTCTTTTTTTAATTCTTCTAGCTTAGTTTCGGCTTCTATTGCTCTTTGTACTGCTCTGATCTTATCACTACGATACTCGCTCAATGATTGCTCATAAAGTCTTTCGTTTGTGATTAAAGTATGTACATAAAACCCTACATCCTGCCAAGCGAAATACATTTCCTTAATAGCTTCGTTTTCAGGTTTAGCCTTTTTAGACTTTATTATATACTCTCCTACAAAATTAAAATTAGCGTAGTACTCTCCCTCTTTTAAATTGTTCAGTTTTCTGTTCATTGTCTTATAATATTATTGCTTCGTTTACATCTAGCATAGCTATCTCCTTAGGTATTTTGTTATTGTTAGAAAACTCAGTTGTCTTGTTGTGATATTGAGTTTCCCATTTCAAGTTAACAAGATACAAATTAAATTGATACACTCCTTTAGGTGTAGAATTAATATACATTGGTATATCTAAATTGTCATCACACTTTTGAATCATTGCATCGTATTTCTTTTTTTCTAAAAGCAACGTATCGTAATGCACAGTTCTACACTTCAATTCTATTCTATGATAAGCCTTAGGACTGTAACAATCCCACCTAGACATTTGACTTTTTGCCTTAACCAAATCGGGATAGCAACATTCTACTAGGTAATTAAATAAGTCTTTTTCTCTCACAAATATTGGTTATAAACTGCTAGTAAATCTTTCCACACCACTTTAGCAAAACTACAAGGAGTACACTCTACTTTTACTTTGAATATTCTTTCGTATATGTTTTTATACTCCTCCTGCTCACTAGGTGTAAACTTATTCTTATTAGTATCTACAGCTGTTTTGATTAAATCAAATTCTGATTCGGTTAGACATTCGGGCTTTCTGTATCTAAACATTTCGTTTAGTTTCTCTTTTCTTTCATCACAGCCACAATCTTCACCTGCTAAAAACTTAACAGCTTTTTTAATTCCAGTAGCTTTTGTTATTTTCTCTACCGTATCTCCTAATCCCTCGCTAGACTTAGCGTGATTCTTTTTCCATTCTTTGTACGCCTTAGAGCGTTTGTCTCCTTTAAATTCTGTCATAATCTTGATTTTTATAATCTTCCCAAGTTTCGCTAAAGTTTTCTTTTAGTTCATTCTTAGCGTGTTTTAATGTATTAAATATACTTACCCAACTTATATTAGTTTCGTTTGCTATCCCTCTAATAGATAAATCTGAATCCCTGTAAAGAGTAAATAGCTTTTTTTCATACCACCTCCAGTTGTCTATGTGGTCATCTATTAGCATACATATCTTATTAAAAGCTATTTGTTCATCCATTTCTGAATCGTCCTCAATTTGATATGTATATTCCTCGTCATCAATACTAAGTTTAATAATATTTCTTTTACTGTTGTAATACTGATAATAAAGAGAACGTAGAGTGAAGTACATATAACCCCTGCTAACGATACCATTTCTAATAATCTTATCTTCATTTGCATATTTATAAATAGTCAAGTATGCTTCTTGAACAATATCTTCGGCAAGTTCGTACTCACCAAAACTCTTAACTATATTAATCCATTCTTTATGCCTTTTGGCTACTATTCCAAGCCATCCTGTTGGTTTATCCATATCACGGTAATACTAATTACTCCCAGCAAACATTGCAGGGTAGTTTCATCTTCTTGTTCGTATTGTTCTTTGTGATATAAAAAGCCAAACATTATTCCAATAACAGGACTTAAAATGATTTCTGCGTTCTTAACTTGTGCTATAATTAAAAACACAAATGCCACTATCATTAAAATCCCTATTACTATCATATCTCTAACTTCTGTACTGGTTGTGTGTTGTGCATTAAATCTTTTCCTAGAAACTCAAATCCTACATTATTGACTTTCATTTTTAATCTTATTGGTTGCTCAAAAGTTGTTGGTCTCCCTCCTGTTTCGTTTTCTTTAATTTTAAGTACGTGGATATGTGAGTACATCCAATCGGTAGGATGGGATACATACCTGTGAATACAATAAACGTCATCAGCACGTGAACTCCATTTAGAACCCCCCTCAATATCTGACATCGCTAAAGGCTTTGTAAGCCCCTCATATTCGTGTCCTGAGTAATGTACTTGCCTAAGTGCTGAAGTTACACCGTGAGCGTTTAAATACACACTTACGTCATTGTGTTTAGCAAACAATCTAAGTTCACTTGCTACTTGGTAATCGTAGTCGTGAGAGTTCCCTGTCATTTTTAAAATAGAAGCATCTTTTGCCAAAGAATTATAAGGGTCTATTAATACACCATCGTAATTCCAAGCGTCTTTTATTTGTTGTGCTTCTTTTAATAGTTGCTTATAGGTATAAAGTTCGTCAACGTCTATAATTTTAAAATGACTATTAGACCAATTCACCGCTCTATCTATTTCTTCATCACTAGCTTTTTGTATAGGTTTGCCCATATAAAATTCTATAATCTTTCTTAGTATTGATTCGGGTGAATTTTCACTAGACCAAACTAAAAACTTTAATCCGTGCATCTTTGCCCATAGTACAAACAAATAAATTATAACAGTAGTTTTACCCACATTTGCGTGTCCTATAAAAATGCTAAATCCTTTCTTTTGTCTTATATGTTCGTCAATCTCAGGAACGCCTATCTTTAAACCCTCCTTTATTCTGCCGTATTTTATATCTAATATCTTGTCTTGTAATTTCTTTGCTTGTGCTATCATATTGATTGTGTTGTTACATTATACTTTCTTTCCATTTCTAATGAATGGTCATCCATTTTTGGCACGTGATAACCTACTATTGGATTAACATTATAATTCCAAAAGTCATCGGGCATTTCTTCACCCTCTTGTATTTTTCTCATAAATATATAAAAAAGGGGGCTATTAACCCCCAATTAAATTAAAATGGCAAATCTGCTGTTTCTTCTCTAGCAGGGTTTTGTTCTGAATTGTTAACAGTTCCTACCGTAGCTGATATTTTCCAACCGTTAATGCTTGTATAGTATTTTCCATTGTACTCTTGACCTCTAAGGTTGATACCTACATTAACTGGATTACCTACTTCAAAGTTGTTAATTTGAGAGATTTTATCTCCTAAAAAGTCAATAGCAATATCCTGTGGGTAAGTCTCGTTAGTTGTTACTACGATTGTACGCTTTGCCCATTCTTTTCCTGCTTTAGACGTTCCTGTTTCGGTGTCCTGAATTAACTTGATGTTTCCTGTAATTTCCATAAATAGTGATTTTGATTAATTGATTATTATATTTAGTTGTGTAATATACTTTTTTTATTTTACAATTTTGCGAGTTCATCAGCTACCTTTTTTGCAACCTTGTATTTAGACTTGATAGCTTCTATTGAGCCACCTCCTTTAATGTACTCTATCGCTTTACTGTATTCTATTGTATTTTGGTTTAACCATTTCTTTTCTTCTTCTACTCCACTTGCTACGTTTGCATCATCATCCACAGCTTGTAAACCAAGAAGC